CTAAAGCCGATCAGTTGCAGATTGAACGTGATCGCATTGCTTCCCAAGAGAAGATTGCTGCGATGAACGCAACTATCAAAGTTAACGAGGATGCTAAAAATCGCCTTGCAAAAGAAGGCGAGATAGGCGCTAAGTTAGGCATTGACCTGGCCAAATCCAGGGCACAAATGTTAAATAAGGAAAAAGCTAGATGATAGATAAATATCTTGACCACTTAGCCCAAAAGCTAAGTGAACAAGTAAGGGCTTTGGAAGAAAGCCTTGGTGCTGGCGGGGCCAAAACCTTCGACGAGTACCAGTTAGTGTGCGGTCAGATAAAAGGTCTGCTGATGGCACAGGTGGAAATTAGTGACCTTAAACAAAGAATGGAGAACTCTAATGAGTGAAATCCTTATCGGATCAAACCCCGGTAACTCGCAGCAAATAGTAATAACCGATGCTTTAGGAAATCCTATGCCTTCGATCAACCACGAGGGTGAGTACATTCCGATTGAGCAACGGGCCAAGCAGCTTCCTAAACCACAAGGGTACCGCATCCTGTGCGCCATCCCTGACGTGGAAAAGCAATTTGAGGGGTCTGACCTATATAAACCGGATGATCTAGTAAAGAAGGACGAGATTTTAACTACGATACTTTTTGTAGTTGAGTTAGGTCCAGATTGCTACAAAGATCCAGCACGCTTCCCAACTGGAGCTTGGTGCAAACCCGGGGACTTTGTATTAGTAAGACCAAACGCCGGAACCCGCCTTGTCATTCATGGCAAAGAGTTCAGGATTATTAATGACGACTCAGTTGAAGCCGTTGTTGAGGATCCACGTGGCATAACCCGTAAATTTATTTAGGAGCTAAATCATGCCTGAAATGGAAAAAGAACAATTTAAGTTCCCTGATGAGCAAGAAGATAAGGGTAAACCCTTAGAAGCCGCAGGGGACGATGATGTCGAGTACATCATTGAGGACGACACCCCTCCAGAGGATCGGAACGTCAAACCGATGCCAAAGGAGATCGTTGAGAAGCTTGAAACCGCTGACGAAGACAGCGAAGACCTAGACCCAAAGTCACAGAAAGAGCGTATCCATCAGTACAAAAAGGTCTGGAACGACGAGCGTCGCCGTGCTGAAGCAGCTGAACGTGAGCGCCAAGCGGCGTTTGAAGCCCTAGAAAGACTTAATGCTGAGAACAAACGACTCAAAGAACAATATAGTGCTGGAGAAAAAACCTATATTGAGACTGTACAAAATGCTGCCGACACTGACTTGGCCATGGCTAAGCGTGAATATAAGGAAGCACTAGAGTCTGGTGATGCGGATCGCATTGTTGAAGCTCAAGCCAGAGTCTCAGAAGCTACCTTCAAATCACAGCAAGCCAAACAATTTAGACCTACTCCTTTACAAGAGCAGGAAAATGAAGTACAAATACCACAAGCTCAGCAAAATGCTCCCAAGATTGATGCCAAAACACAAGCTTGGTTGGATGAAAATCCTTGGTATGGTTCCAAAAAAGCCATGTCGAACTTTGCTGTAGGTATACATGAAGAACTGATTGATGAGTATGGCCCAAACGTCGTAGGCACAGATCGGTACTTCAAGCACATTGATAAAACGATGCGCAAAAAGTTTCCAGAGTATTTTGATACCGAGGAAGAAAGCAGTCAGGCTGAGTCACAACCCGAGCCCCAAACAGCTCAGGAGAAAGCGAAGCCAAGTACGGTTGTAGCTCCGGCGACACGTTCAACGTCCTCCAAACAGGTACGGTTGAAGCAGTCACAGATGGCCATCATCAAAAAGTTTGGCCTGACACCCGAAGTGTATGCCCGTGAACAACGTAAATTGGAGGCTTCAAATGGCTGAAAACAGACTGACCCGTGAATTAGACAAACGCACCGCAGTGGAGCGCCCCACGCATTGGGCTCCTCCAGAGTTATTACCAGAACCTGACAAACAGGCTGGTTTTGCTTACCGGTGGATCCGTGTTGCATCTTTAAACCAAGCTGACCCACGCAACTTATCTGCCAAACTCAGAGAAGGTTGGGAACCAGTACGAATCGAAGAGCAGCCAAAATTTCAAATGCTAGTCGATCCCAATAGTCGATACAAAGACAATATTGAGATTGGCGGGTTGTTACTTTGCAAAACCCCAGTTGAGTTTGTAGAACAGCGTAATAAGTACTACTCTGGTCAAGCAAGCGCTCAAATGGATGCTGTAGAGAACACCTTAATGCGCCAAAGTGACCCTCGGATGCCGTTGTATAACGAGCAAAAAACCGAGACAAGCCGCTTTGGTAAAGGTTCTTAACTTTATTAATTAGGAGTTTTTAAATGGCTTATCCAACCGTTTCAGCTCCCTACGGCTTACAGGCTCTAAACCGTGTAGACAGCATGCCTTATGCTGGTGCAGTTCGTCAGATTCCTATTGCATCCACATATAACACTGCTATTTACAATGGTGACATTGTTCGTATTGCTGCAGGTGGCACAATTCAAAAATCCACTGTAACTGTTAACGCTACTGGCGCAGCTGCAAATAACACCGTTGGTGTGTTTGTTGGTGCTCAATACGTAAACAGCCAAGGTCAGACAGTTCAGGCTCAATATTATCCAGGCAATGCTTCTGCTACCAGCGCTATTGCTTATGTAATTGACGATCCTATGGCTGCGTTCAAGGTAGCAGTAACTCTCTCTAACGGTGCAATGTCGACTGTTAACCAGAGCGTTGTCGGTACCAATATCGCAGTTGTTCAAGGTACTGGCTCCAATACCACTGGCGATTCCGCTGTTTCTGTGTATGTAACTGATACACAAGGCAACGCATCGACTCTGCCATTGCGTGTTGTCGCTGTAGTTCCTGACACTGCTGCAAATGCGACTGCTTACCGTGAGGTAGTAGTTAAGTTCAACAACCACCAGTACAACGTAACTACTGGCTTGGATTACGCTGCTTAAGGAGCATATAAATGGCTATTTCTCGTGCCCAACTACTTAAAGAGCTCCTCCCAGGCTTGAACGCCTTGTTTGGCTTGGAGTACGCTCGCTATGGTGAAGAACATAAAGAGATCTATGAAACTGAGACCTCTGAGCGTTCCTTCGAAGAAGAGACCAAGTTATCAGGCTTTAGTGCCGCCCCAGTCAAGAACGAAGGCGCTGCTATTGCTTATGACAATGGTCAAGAGGCTTGGACAGCTCGCTATACCCACGTAACGATCGCTCAGGGTTTCTCTCTGACCGAAGAAGCAATTGAAGATAACTTGTATGACTCCTTGTCTGCTCGTTATACCAAGGCTTTGGCTCGTTCCATGGCGTATACCAAGCAAGTCCGTGCAGCATCGGTACTAAACAACGGCTTTGACGCTGGCTACCCAGGTGGTGACGGTAAAGCTCTGTTTGCAACCGATCACCCACTAGTTTCTGGTGGTACCAACTCCAACGAGCCAGCCACTGGCGCTGACCTTAACGAGACTTCTTTGGAAGCCGCCGTTATTCAGATCAGCTTGTGGACTGACGAACGTGGTCTGTTGATCGCTGCTAAGCCCCGTAAGTTGATTGTTCCACCTGCATTGCAGTTCGTTGCAACTCGTTTGCTCGAAACCGAACTCCGTGTTGGTACGAATGACAACGACATCAACGCAATCAAGAACAACGGTTCGATTCCAGAGGGTTACACCATTAACCACTTCTTGACCGACACCAATGCTTGGTTCTTGACTACAGACGTACCTAACGGTATGAAGCACTTCGTTCGTGTTCCTCTGCAAAATTCCATGGATGGTGATTTTGACACCGGTAACGTACGTTACAAGTCACGTGAGCGTTATTCGTTTGGATTCTCGGATCCTCTCGGAATGTTCGGCTCTCCTGGAGCCTAATAAAAGGGGGACTTCGGTCCCCTTTTTTGTTGTATTTATTTTTATTTGTAGTAAGATTCATTTATCTGGGTGAATAACTTGTCAAACTGCCCCAGCAGACGCTTACACGATTGGCAAGTGGATCTTTGTAAGAAGGAAAATTTATGACTTTAGCAACTACCTCTAGCGTATGGCGCTCCACTGGTGGAGATCAAACCCGTACAGCGTATGCTGGCTCCATGGTTATGGCAGCTCAGTTTTATATTGCAAATACTGCAGCAACCTCAAACGTAGTAACTTCTTCAGCTACTGGCGCTCCAGCCTTGATTCTTCCTGCTGGCGCAGTTGTTACCGAAGTTATTATTTCTAGCGGCGGCGGCGGTAATGCTACTGCTAACATAGGGTTTACCCCAATTATTGGCACTGGCCCAGGACAAACTACTACTCTTGGCACGAATGTACCAACTGGTCTAGTTGCTGCTGGAAACGTTTCTGCTCGTACGGTATTTACCGTTGCTTCTGCTACTGGCGGAGCTTCTTTAGGTAATGTAGCCAATGCAACTAACTTGGTTGTTGTAACTTGCGCTCAAGGTGCTGCTAATGCTATTGCTGGCGTTGTTTCTGGCGACATAATCTATTACGTAGCTGATACTGGCGCAGAGAACGTCTAATAGGAGGCTGACATGGCTGTCCAATATGACGTAAAAGCCGTCCATACGGAGTCAAACGCTCAGATTATTACTGGGCGTACCCGTATCAAGGGCTATCAGTGTCTAGCTGGCGGTACAGCTGGCGATGTTATTTTTTATGACACCGCTGCTAACTCCGCTACTGGTACGGTAGTGTTGCAATTTAATGTACCTGCAAACACCAATAATCCTTTTTCCACGTTAGTTCCTGGAGATGGGATCGTTTGCCTAAACGGTGCATATGTAACATTTCCAGCAAATACCAAGGTAACGGTGTTCTATGGCTAAGACCCCTGCGTGGCAACGTAAGGAAGGTAAGAACCCTGAAGGCGGCTTAAACGCCAAGGGCAGGGCTTCTTATAACGCCGCTAATCCTGGTAAACCTGGGCTTAAACGCCCACAACCAGAGGGCGGTGCTCGTCGGGATTCATTCTGTGCCCGCATGAAGGGTATGAAAAAGAAGCTAACTTCTGCCAAAACTGCCAACGACCCCAACAGCAGAATCAACAAGTCTTTACGGGCTTGGAACTGCAAAGAAGGTGGCTCTGTTCGTGGCGGTGGTTGCGAAGTTAAGGGTAAGACTAAAGGGAAGATGGTATGAAAGAGCATTTGGACGAAGGCACAAAACATTTTTTAGATGGGTTGTCCCTCATTACCGTACTAGGAACTTTAGTAAACTGGCTGCCAGCTGTAGCGGCGCTTCTAAGTATTGTTTGGACTTCGTTGCGTATTTACGAAACCAAGACAGTTCAAGGATGGATTCAACGTGCCAAGCGTAAGTAAAAAGCAGCACAATTTAATGGCGGGCGTGGCTAATAATCCTGCGTTTGCTAAGAAGGTTGGGATTCCTCGGTCTGTTGGGGAAGAGTTTATGAAAGCCGATAAAGGCAAAACTTTTAAAAAAGGTGGAATGATGAAACATTCAGATATTGCAAAAGACAAGCCCATGATGAAAAAAGTAGCTGCTGAAGCAGTTAAAGGCCATGAGAAGCGCATGCACAAGATGGCTAAAGGTGGCGTAACCCGTGCTGATGGCTGCGTAACTAAGGGCCACACCAAGGGTAAAATGATCGCTATGAAGGGCGGCGGTTACTGCTAATGGCTGGTCCAATCAAACCCATCGCTTCTTCATCCCAAATTAGTTTGGGGCTTGAAGGTGAACCTGAGCAGTTGCAAAGGAAGAAGCCTGCCGACCCAGGGTATAAAGAGGTTCATGAGAAGTACAACCCGCCAGAAAAGGACCACAAAGGTAAAGCTGCCGAGAACAAAGAGTTCGAAGATAAGCGTGCCAAGTCCAGTCCTCTGGTTGCCAAAGCCGAGATCGAACGTATGAAGGAGATCTTGGATAAGCCTAGGGGTGGTGGCGGTGGAGCGATGCCTAAGTCAAATCGTGATATTACTAAGAACTTCAAGGCTGGCGGCAAAGTATCCTCAGCTTCTAAGCGTGCCGATGGGTGCGCAGTTCGAGGTAAAACTAAAGGACGAATCGTATGAGAGCTAGTCGTGGCATGGGCGCCATAAGCCCTTCTAAGATGCCAAAAGGCAAAGTTATTCATCGTAAGGACAATCCTGATGCGGTTTCTATGTACAAAGAGGGTGGGAAGACGTCGAGCGTTAATAAGGCTGGTAATTATACGAAGCCTAGTATGCGCAAAGCTCTATTTGAGAGTATTAAGGCATCGGCTACCCACGGTACTGCGGCGGGGCAATGGAGCGCCCGCAAAGCGCAGCTCCTAGCAAAACGTTACAAAGAGAAAGGTGGAGGTTATCGTGGCTAAATCGTTTCCTGATTTAAACAATGATGGTGAAGTAACTAAGGCTGACATCCTCAAAGGGCGTGGCGTTGGTATGAAAAAAGGTGGGTCTACCAGCAAGTGGATTCAATCCGCTATTAAAAAGCCTGGTGCTTTAAAGAAAGCCATGGGCGTTAAGAAGGGCGAGAAGATCCCAACTAAAAAGCTTGCTGCAGCGGCTAAGGCTCCTGGCAAGATGGGCCAACGTGCGAGGTTAGCGCAGACTCTGTCTAAGCTAAAGAAGTAATGCCATTTATCTGGGACTGGATTTGGAGAAAATTAAGTGGCACTAGCGAAAAGTCAACGCAGCCTGAAAGCTTGGGGAGACCAGAAGTGGACAACCAAGTCAGGGAAGAAGTCGTCCGAGACAGGCGAGCGATACCTGCCAAAAAAGGCAATACAGGCGCTAAGCCCAAGCGAGTACGCAGCAACGACACGAGCAAAGCGAGCCGGAAAAGCCCAAGGAAAGCAGTTTGTGCCGCAGCCAGCAAAAATAAAGCAAAAGGTAAAACCTTACCGAAAGGTTAAGTAATGACCACTACAGCAACAAGTACCTTTGATCTAGACATGAACGACCTCGTTGAGGAGGCGTTTGAGCGCTGTGGTTTGGAACTACGTTCTGGTTATGACTTCAAGACTGCTCGTCGCAGCTTGAATTTGCTTACTATTGAGTGGGCTAACCGAGGTATTAACCTATGGACTGTAGAGCAAGGCCAGATTGTTATGAATACTAATCAGGCTATTTACCCAATTCCAGTTGATACGATTGACCTTTTAGATACGGTTGTACGTACAAATAACGGTGAGTCCACTAACCAGATTGACATTAATATCAGCCGTATTAGCGAGTCTACATACCTAACAATCCCCAATAAGAACGCTAATGGACGCCCCATTCAGGTATGGTTTAACCGCCAGTCAGGAGCTTCTGCTGCAACACCTCAAACAACACTTGCTGCAGCTATTACAGCTGCGGATCAGACCACAATTACGCTCACTAATGCTTCCACACTGCCGACCCAAGGCTTTGTAAATATTGGGTCTGAGACCATTGGTTATCAGAACATTGTGGGGAATCAGATTGTTAACGCTTGGCGGGGGCAGAACGGCACAACCGCAACTACCCACTTAAATGGCGCAGACGTATTTAATAACAATCTCCCCTGCATTAATGTATGGCCGACCCCAAACCCACCGGGTAACCAATATACCTTTGTGTACTACAGAATGCGTCGTATTCACGATGCTGGATCAGGCGTGCGTACGCAGGACATTCCGTTCCGTTTTGTTAACTGCATGGCTGCAGGGCTAGCGTATAACTTGAGTATGAAGATGCCTGGTGTAGATCCTAACCGGATAATGATGCTCAAAGCCGACTATGAAGAGCAATGGAAGCTAGCCTCTGATGAGGATAGAGAGACCGCAGCTTTGCGGGTTGTCCCACGCAATATGTTCTATTTCAGATGATATGTTATGCCAAATAAATACGCCTCTGGAAAATATGCAATTGCTGAGTGCGACCGATGCGCACAACGGTATAAGCTTAAAGAGCTTAGGATTCAGACTCTTAAGACTAAGCCGTACAAAGTTAAGGTCTGTAAAACATGTTGGGATCCAGACCATCCACAGTTGCAGCTTGGTCTCTATCCAGTTAATGATCCGCAAGCAGTATATGACCCTCGTCCAGATGTCAGCTATCAAGTGTCTGGGCAAAGTGGGCTTCAGTTAAATTTAACTGGAGTTGGGCCTGACGGGTTTGGTTATGCAGAGATGGGTAGTAGGGTAATACAGTGGGGCTGGAATCCTGTGGGCGGTGCTAGGGGGCCAGATGCAGGATTAACCCCAAATGACTTGGCACCAGCGGTAGTAGTTGGTACAGTAACGGTAACGACAACTTAGGAGTAATTATGTACAAAAAAGGCGCAGACGGAATTACAAAGACGGGTAAAACAGACGCAAAAGTTTACCCAAACGATGGCAAGCACATCATTGATAAAGGTCCAACGGCTAACAAAAGTTCTCTAAACAAGAACATGAAGTCTATGGGTCGTAACATGGCTCGTATCGCTAATCAGAGAGGTCGATAATGGCTAAGTATTCTAAAAAGGTAATGGGCAAAGAAGTCGGGTCTGCCGAAGTCTATGCTGCACCGCACACTATGGCTGGCAAAACCACCA